TTTGACCGCCTCGGCATGAAGCGTCGCCCGGACGGCACGGTAGGAAGGATCTGACGATGGGTTGGGGTAAGGCCGCAGAGGCGCAGAATCAAGCCACTCAGATGTCTATGATGATGCAGGCGTTGCAAGCTCAGCAGGCTCAGCAGGCATTGCAGCGCGGGCAAGAGCAGGCGACAGCGGCGTATCAGCCATACTCGCAATTTGGCGAGGAAGCGACCAATCGACTAGCCGTTCTTATGGGGCTACGTCCGGGCGAAGAGTCCGGCGCGCTTATGCAACAGCCGACGATTAACCAGCTTCAGATGGATCCCGGATATGCGTTCCGCGAGCAGCAGGGGATGCAAGCGGTCAACCGTTCGGCGGCGGCGCAGGCGGGCCTTCAGTCCGGCGCAGCGCTGAAAGCGGCGCAGCGATTCGGGCAGGATTTGGCCAGTCAGGAATATGGTAACGCCTATAATCGGTTTATGGCCAACCGCGCCAATCAGATCGCGTTGCTTCAGGGCGGCCAGCAGACCGGCTTTGGTGCGGCGCAGGGCGTCGGCAATGCTGCCATCGGCACAGGAACCAATCTGGCGAATGTTTATGGTGGTCTAGGACAGGCTCTTGGTCAAGGTTACGCTAATATTGGCGCAGCCAACGCCAGCGCTTACATGGCCCCGACGAACCTTCTGGCGCAGGCGCTTGGCCAAGGCATTCAGGCCGCCGGTTACGCTTACGGACGGAGACCTTAATAATGGCCGTTCAATACACGCCGATCCCTGAGTTTCAGGTTCCGAACGTCAACTTCCTTGGCGCTATGGCGCAGGGCGAGGCCGCGCGGCTGGCGGAGTTGCAGGCGGCCAAGACCGCGCAGGCGATGGAGCTGGCCGGGCAGAAAGATATTCGAGAAGCAGCTAAACTCCAGTCTGAACAGTCCATCAAAGATTTCGAACTGGCGTCCAAGAAATACGATGCGCTAATTAATATGGCCCCGCGACTTAATCCGGGGAACTATGGCGCTTGGTATAAGCAGGTCACAGAAACATTTCCTCTGGCTGCTGCGACGCTACCGACGCAATACGACCCGGAAGCCGTCAAAATGGTGGCTATGCAGGGGTCGGATCTTAAGCCGCAGGTGCTGCAACAGCATTTTGGCGACACGTCGCGGTTCATGCGTATCGGTCCTACTGGCGCGGCTGAAGTCGTGCCGGGAACGGAAGTGACTGCCCCTCGCAAGCCAGAGATAAAAGAGATCGGCGGTGAATTATATTCAGTGACGCCCGAAGGTGCGACGCCGCTACCGCTTCTTCCGGCTGGCCGTGGTCAGGCGGGGGCTTTCACGGGTGGCGATCTGACGACCGATCTTATCAAGCAGCGCGAAGGGTTTATCGAGAAACCGAAATACGATGTAAATGCCTATCGCGCCGGGTATGGCAGCGACACTGTGACGCTGCCGGACGGCACCGTCCAAAAAGTGACGCCCGGTATGCGTGTCTCCCGCGAAGACGCCGAGCGCGATCTTCAGCGGCGTATTCAGACCGAGTTCGTGCCGAAGGCTGCGGCCAAGGTCGGCGAAGAGGTCTGGTCGACACTTCCTGAGAACACACGCGCGGCGCTGACTTCGGTCGCCTATAACTACGGCACGGTCCCCAGCCGTATCGTCCCGGCTGTGCAGTCTGGCAATCCTGAGACGATTGCGCGGGCTATCGAGAGTCTGGCCGGCGACAACAAGGGTATTAACGCCGGGCGGCGTATGCAGGAGGCCAATATTGCTCGCGGCACGGGTATGCCCGGCTCGCGCGCTGTGCCGGCTTTCGCCGCTGGCGGCGCTCCGGCGTTCATGGGCGGCCCCGAGATCATGCCGCCGATCAATATGATGGCCCCGCCGGTTGCGCCTGTGAACGCTATGGTTGCGCCGCAGCTTGCCGCCGTTATGCCGACACTACCCGCGCCGCCGCCGATGCAGCCGCTTACGGTCGGCACCAAGACGCAGGTCAAAGGCCAGAGCAACGTCGAGACGACGCTCGGCAAGATGATGGATAAATACAATAGGCTTGATGAGCTTAAAGCCATTCCTAAATCAGGCCGCAATATAACTGAAAATCTTACAGCTTATCTTGCCGGCACGACCGTTGGGCAGGAAGTCGAGAAGGCTCGCGCGACGCCGGCTCAGCAGCAGCGCAACGAACTAAAGGCGCTTCGTCGGTCGCTTCTGAAAGACATTATGTCTGCTACCGGCGCGTCCGCCAAAGAACTCGACTCTAATTTTGAGTTGAAAAGTATGCTGGAGTCGTTGTCTGACGAGACTATGGACATTGATTCCGTTCGTCGTATTATCGCTGATCTTTCAGCGCGTTACGGCCGTGGCGGCGTCTCTGCGCCCGAAGAAGCGGCCCCCGCGCCGGCTGCGCCAGCCGCTGCGGCAGGGCCGCAAGTCATTGATTTCAGTCAGCTTCCCAAGAGGCGCTAATGGACGTTCGGCTTCCTGACGGCACGATTGTAAAAAATGTGCCGGATGACATAACGCAGGAAGACTTGATGGAGCGCGTCGGCATGATGCGCCAGCCCTCCGAAGGTCTGACCATGGGCCGCGCGGCGGAAGTCGCGGGCGGCGCTGTCGCGCCTATCGCTGCCGCAGCCGGTCTGGGCGGCCTCGTTGCAGGGCCGGCCGGCGCTGTCGCGGCTCCTGCTGCGCTCGGTGTCGCGGATCTGGCGACGACGCTCTATAATCTGGCCGCGCCCAAGCTGGGCACGTCGCAGGTTCGCACGCCGTCCGACATCGCGCGTCAGTATCTGACGCCGGAATCGTTCAAACCCCGCACGCAGGCTGAAGAGCTGTTGGCTGCTGCGGCTGAAGGCGGCGCGGGCGCGCTGACGGGTGCGGGCGCAGCGAACGTGCTGGCGCGCCGTGCAGCCCCCGGCGTCGTGCGTAACGTTATGGCTACCATGGGCGAGCGTCCGCTTGTGCAGGCGGGCGCTGGCGCGGGCGCAGCCGCCGCTCCGGTTCGCGCCGAGCAGATGGGCGTCGAGGATCCTCGCGCGTTGCTGGCGACGAGCCTTGTTGGCGGTCTGGCCGGCGCGCGCGGCGCAGCCGGGCTACAGCGCGGCGTTGAGTCCGCGACAGCGGCGGGGCAGCGCGGGCTTATGGGTCTGGTCGGCAAGCCCCCGACAACCGAAGCGCTCGGGCAGCGCGCCGCTGAGTCTTTTGAGCGCGCTACATCTATGGGCGTGCAGTATGACCCGCAGGCATATCAGTCATTTGCGGGCGGTCTGGAGTCTAGCCTGAAGGGATACGATCCTGACTTCAGCAAGTTCGCCGATGTTAAAGTCGCCATTAACAAGCTGAAAGATCTAGACAGCCAGCCGCTGACGATTGAGCGGCTGCACAACGCGCGGCAAATGCTGGGTGTCTTGCGTAGTGACAGCGAGAAAGACGTGCGCCGTATGGCCGGCATTCTGACGGATCGGCTGGATAGTTTCATTACCAATAGCAAAAACGCTATCGGCGCTAACTCGCAAGAAGCCGCCGACGCGCTCATGTCCGGCATCCGCGACTATCGCATGATGTCTAAAAGTTCGGAGATCGAGCGGCTTATCGACCGCGCAAACTTGTCGGGCGGCTCCGCCGAAAACATCGAGTCTCAGTTCCGTTCGTTGGCCAAGAACGAAGGCCGTATGCGCAAATTCACGCCTGACGAACAGACGATGATTCGACGGATCGCCAAAGGCGAAGAGGGCTCTTCGCTCGCTAATTTAGCCAGCATGGTCTCTCCGACGCGCAGCCCGACTATGCTCGCCTCGCAGGCGCTTGTCGGCGGGTATGGCTTGTCGAGCGACGACCCCTACGCAGTCTTTGGTGCGGGCGGGGCGGCGTTGGCCGGCGCGGGCGGTAGAGCTGTCCGTAACGCTCTGGCGCGGCGGGCGGCGTCCAACGTAGCGGCTATGACGCGCGGCGCGCCGACAGCCGTTCCTTTCTCAGTTCAATTTGCGCCGCTGGCCGCTCCTATTGCGACACAGGGCGTCAACGCGATGGCGAGGCGATGACGAGCGAAACACAGATATTCTTCGACGTGGCCGTCGCTGTTATCGGCGCTATGGGCGGCTGGATCCTTAATACCGTTTGGGTTTCTGTGAAGGAACTCCAAAAGGCCGATAAGGAGCTGGCCGATAAGGTCGGCGAGATCGAGGTGTTGGTCGCCGGGCGGTATATGACCCGCGACGAGTTCAACAACACACTCGCGCAAGTCTTTAACAAGCTCGATACAATCCGCGACATGATCGCCAAAAAGGCTGACCGATGAATCTGGCCGTCTTCTTCGATGAGGTCCGCAACAGCCTGTTCGGTGGCAGGCTGACGCAGGATCAGGTCGTCGGGATGGAGAACATCATCAATTACCGCGACGACAACTATCGCGGCGTCACGGACGACCAGCTCGCCTATATGCTCGCCACGGTCAAGTGGGAGACGGCGCACACAATGCAGCCGATCAAGGAATACGGCTCGCAGGCGTATCTGAAGTCTAAGCCTTACTACCCCTACTACGGGCGCGGGCTGGTCCAGCTTACGTGGAAGGCCAACTACGAGCGCTACAAGATCGTTAACACGCCCGAGAAGGCGCTGGAGTGGCCGACATCGCTCTTCGTGATGTTCGACGGCATGACCAAAGGTATTTTTACCGGCAAGAAATTATCTGACTATATTGCAGACGGTCGACGCGACTACGTGAACGCGCGCCGTATCATCAACGGCACCGACCGCGCCAAAGAGATCGCGGCCATAGCGGACGATTATCGCGACGCTATCATCAAGGCTCAGGACGCCGTCGAGCCGCCCCCTCCCCCACCGTCCGACGATCTGCAAGCCCGCTTCGACGCCATGCTTATTGTGGCTCTCCAGACTAATCCCCAAGTTCAGGATTTGGTTCGACGACTATGCCAGACCCCCGAATCCTGATCCTGCTATACGTCACAGCAGTGGCGGCGACCGTGGGGATGATAGGCAAACTGGCTATCCAGATCGGGTGGCATTACCGAGGAGTAATGTAATGATTCACAGCCCCTACACCACCATCTCCGGCGTTCTCGCGCTCGCGACCGTCCTCTGGCACGCGTGGCAGACGAAGACGGTCAACTGGGAAGATCTCCAGAACGCTCTGGTCGGGCTCGGCCTTATCGCCGCCAAGGACTGGAACGTGACCGGCGGCACCAAGCACGATTGAAAGAGACAGGCTGAAATTGCCAAACCCAAAACTACGGAAGAGACTGCTGCTGATCTTGACGCTGGTCGGTTCTAGCGGCTGTCAGTCGACGAGCGGGGGTTGCCCTCCGCTCGTAAACTATACTGTCGATCAGCAATTACGCGCCGCGCGGGAACTGCGGAGCCTCCCGAAGAGAAGTCAGCTCGCTCAGTTTGTCACTGACTACGGGAAGTTTCGCAGCGCGTGTCGGCTTTGACGCCTGCGCTACCTTCCGGTTAGCCTTCTTCTGATAGGCAATCGCTTCCGATCCCTGCTTCGACATGATGTAGTCCTCGGCGAAGGTCGCCGCAAACATCTCATAGTTCATCGCGTCAACATGGCTGTCGAGGTGATTCGGCGACGCAAACGCACGCGCATTCTTCACGCACGCCATAATGACGGCGATCTCGTAAGGATGGAAGTCGCGCCCGAGGCGTAGACTGGCGAGGTCGGAGATCAACTGGAAGTTGTCTTCGATTCCGCCGTAGTTAGCGCCGCGCTCGGCGATTACGTCCCCGGCCATTTTGAGAAGTTCGTGCGGTGTCATCTATTTCTCTCATCAATTCGGCCCGTTCACGCAACATCCGCAGCGTCGTAAAACGCTGGTGCAGACGTATGATGAATGTAGACCGCCGAGCGTTACGGCGCTCGTCCTCCAAGAGGTCCAATACCTCTCGTTCCGTCAGGCTGGTCAGCACGTTCTGGAGTTCCGGCCAATTCACTTAAGTTCCTCCAAGGCGATCTCAGCCAATGTTCGCTTGTCTTTTAGACTTTCGAATATCCGTTCGTCAATAGTTTTATTACAGAGGATGACGTAACACCACACGTCGCGCGTCTGGCCGCTGCGGTGCAGCCGGCCGATGGTCTGCTCGTAAAGCTCCAGCGACCACGGCAGCGACAGGAAGACGATCTTGTTGCCGCCGAATTGCAGGTTGAGCCCATGCCCGGCGCTCTTGGGGTGAATCGCCAGCAGTTGGATCTTGCCGGCGTTCCAGTTATCCACAGCGTTGTCTTCGTCTATGGTGGTCAGCTTGTAGCGGCGCTTCAGCTCGGCCAGCTCTTCCTTGTAATTGTAGACGACGATGGTGTTGGCGTGCTGGTTCTCTTCGAGAATGTCGTCGAGCATGTCGAACTTGTGGCCCGACAGCCACTCAGGACCGGCCTCGCCGTAGACAAACCCGCCCGCAAGCTGCTGTAGCTTCTGCGTCACGACGGCCGCTGTCGGCGCTGTGATCGTCTGGCCCAGCTCCAGCACGAACTCGCGTTTCATTGTGTTGTAAGGCCACATGTCCATGTCGCAACGCATCTCGACGACGTGGAGCGGCGGCAGTTTGTCCTTATACTCGCCCGGCTCCAGCACATAGGTTGCTGGTTTGATCGCTTCCATGACCTTCGGCAGCGCGTCGGGTAGCGGCTCCCACTGGCCAAAGTCGCGGTTAACGCAGTAGAAATACTGTTGCAGGAACGCGCCCTTGCTGCGGCCGAGCAGCGACTGATCGACAACCTTGCACTGGCCGAATACGTCTTCGAGGCCGTTACTGGTAAACGAGCCCGTTAACCCCCAGCGGATCTGAAACTGATCGAGTATTTTCAGCAAAAACTTGAACCGCTTACCGGAC